CTACCTTGTTTACTTGGCATAAACATAACACTTGTATCTTTAATCCCATCTTCCCATTGAAAATTACCCTGAGTTAATACTCCTGAATATTTTAAATCTTCATTATAATCTATTTGTTCGTAAATTTTAGTTAGATTAAATAAAGATTGTTTAGTTTCATCTCTGAAAGCGTGTTTTTCAGTACGTGGAAATTGTCTATATAATTCGTTTAATGCGTCAGGATCATCTTTTAAACCTTCTACTTCATTCTCCCAATGTTGTATGACCCCAATCTCAATCTCTTGGCCATCGATTCCTTTAACTGGGGATTGTGGAGTGTCGAAGACAGGGTATCCATAAGTATCGATGTATCCCTCGTAATTCCATTCCATAGGAATGAACAAGCTATATAATCCTGAGCTAGTCTGTCCATTGCGGTTTCTTTTAATAACATCTGAGTCATCATATAATTTTTTAAAGTTTCTACCTCCTTTATCTAAAGCATTTGAGGTACTACCCATCATACATTTACCAATTACTCTACTTCCTAATCTTAACGTTGTTTTCGTAACCCTCCAGTTGTTGAGGATGTTTTCCGGTTTTTCCCATTTCCCTGCTTCATCATGTACCAGTAACGCAAGTTTTTCTCCATCATAGGAGTTATCTCCCGTGTTTTTCCAATCAATTGTAGTATCGAGTCCAACGATTTCTTCGAGTTTTTCATTCGTATCAAGTTTTTTACGAGTGAATCTCGACGCTGGAACTCTGTAGGCCAACTCTGTTTTTGGGCGATCCATCCCATCTTGTATCGGTTTAAAGAAAAACGGATAGTTGACCGAGATCGGTACGATCTTATCGGTAAACATTTTTTTCGCATCTGCCCCTGATTTCGATAAGACACCGAATCTAGCATCGCTTGATATTGTGGCCATGTTAACTGTTTCGCCTGAAGCCATAAAAGAGAATCCTGAACGTCTGTTTTTGAGGTAACACATACCATACGACCTTTTATCTGCTTTACATGCTTCCCAGAATATGAAGAATAATCTGTTCGCTTCTCTGAAGTCCGCTTGTCCCACGTCGATTTTTGACCACTGCAGATACATGTAGTGAGTACCAGTAATATAGGTAGGAACACCTTTGTTATAAAACCAGAAACCTTCGTCTCTTCTTTTAAATTCTTCATCAATATAATTATGTAATTTATTTTTGAATGTTTCAGGATAAGTTTTCCAATCAAATATAGTTTTGATATTTTTTAATTCTTTCCTTTTTTCAAATACTTCCCAATATTGTTCTAATTTCTTATTAGATCTTTTATAAGGGTTATCTTCTAATGGTAATGCAATAAGTAAGTTTTGAATTTCATAAATCTCACCTATTTGTCCAGTTCGACTAATTACTATTAGATCATATTCTTTATTATAACCATACTTCCATTTTTTAGACTTATTAAGTCTTTTAATGACGTGTGGTTTAACAGGTTCTACTACTTTATATAACGTTTGTTTATACATTATTTAGATCGTCTTTCTGCGAATCCACTGAAAGTAGTTTCTTTTTTTTCTGTAGGTTTATCTTCTAAGATATTGCTTTCTTCTTGAATTCGATTTAAAATTTCAAAAGCATCAAAGATAGCAAGTTTTTTTGTAGCTGCTGCATTTTTTAATCTATCAGCTGATATATCATCATCTGAATCAACAATAGCTTCTTTAGCTACTTTAATTAATTCCTCAACTGCTTTGTGCCCAGCTTGGATTATATTCAACTTCGTTTCCTTGACGTTCATATTTAATTACAATATCATTAGATTTCATACAATAAAGTCGTTTACCATCTACGATAAACTCAAATTCACCAAAAGGTTTATAACCAATAACGTCTCCCTCGGTGATTTCTAGCGCTTCTAATGCACTATTTCCATATTTCAATACTCCAATAAGGCTTTGTTCTAACCAATTGTGTATTTCAACTTCATCTTTAAGTGGTGCAATAAAACATCTATCCCCAAAAGACTTCCATTTGTCTTTTCTTTTATAAAGATATACTTGATCAGGTTGAACAAAGTATAAATTATCTTTAAAATAAGATTTACTGTTTTTTTCTTCACCTCTTATATTATACCATCTTCTAAAAACATTATGATGTATCATAATTAAATCTCCTTTTTTAATTGGAGTTTTAGAAGAAAGTGGTACTTCTATAACTTTCGCTATATTATTAACTGATTTAAAAGTTTCTACTTGAGTATTAATTATAAGGCTTTTGTCACCTACTTCAACTTTATTATTATATCGCTGACCATAAGGTTCAACGATAAAATCAAATAAACTTTTCATTAATATTCTAAATCATATTCGACGGATATTGCCATGTTAGAATTAAACTTTTTCCATGGCAATACCTCATCATTTTTTTTGATAAAGATGTTATAAGAATTGTCTTTAGAATCAGAAAGTATATGAGAGATTATATGACCACCATATACTGACTGCCCTATTGAATAGTGCATTGCATCAGTTTTGTAGTCAGAACCAATACTTATCTTTCTAATTTTAGATGACATTATTTCTTATCTTCTTCTTCTTTTTCAATTGGAGTAAAAGATCCGTCTTCTAAGTTAATATTGATAGATCCATACTCTTTTTCAAGTTCCTTTTTGAATTCTTCAGTTTCCTTATTAATTTCATGGAACTTTGCCAATACCGCGGTTTTTTGGGCTTCAAGAAATCCAGTTTCATTTAAAAGTTTATTTAACTCTTTTTGAAAATCTTGGATTTTCTTTAATTGGTCTTCGGTAATCATTTGTTTTGCTTCTTCACTCATTTTGATTAAATTTAATTTATTGATTTTAGTTATTAAGTATTAATATAGTTACAGGTTTTATTTATTTTTTAAATAAACTTGTAGCTTTTTCTGTTGTTCGACCGCCGAAATAAGCTAAAACGACTGACATCATCACTTTCTCGAAAGTGTCATTCCAAGTTTCACCTATGTGAAATGGTATTGATTCTATACTATCTAGTAGACCAGCTAACGAGAATATAACAATACACCACACTAAAACTAATGGGCGTACGTTTTTTGAAAGCCAAGAATCGGATAAACTATCCGCTTGCCATCTTGAAGTCACAGCTTCCATTTCTTTATTTTGTTGGTCGAATATAAGTTGTTGTAATTTTATTTTGTCTTCACTGCTTACATCAGATTTCCCAATAGCTGCTATAGCTTCAGCAGGTGATGTTACTCCTTTAATTATACCTCCAAGTGTGGGGTTTACTAATGAAGCCGCACCGAATAAAAGTTTACCTACAGTAGTTTCTGCAAATTTTTTCTTAGGTTTTGACATATTATGATTTTCTTTCTATTCTTTTATTTATACGTTTAATTTTTTTATTAAACTTTTTAACATCATCAGTACCTACTCTATGCTTACCTAGTTGCATATCTTTCTTTTTTTGTTTTAACTTTTCAACAGATTTAGTTGGACCTTTTTGATCTTTCCTACTTTTTTTAATCTTTTCTCTTTTAGATAAAGCATTATATTCTCCACTTTTACCTTCAACAATTTTACTTTCTTTTGCTTTTTTTCTAATAGTTTTTCTTTCAGCTCTACCTTCTTGTCTTTTAGATTTTTTTGCAAGTCTTTCAGCTTTAGCTTTAGTTCTCTTCATTTTTCCTAAACTAGCATTAGTACTACCATCATTAGCTTTATCTGCAGCTTTTTGAGCTGTAACAGCTTTTTCTTTAGTTTTAGTACGTCTTTGCTTTTTTCTTCTTTCTTTATTACGTTTTCTTCTAGCTTTTGCATCATCACTACTTTCACCTTCAGTCTTTCTTTCTCTATTAGCTTTAATACTTTTTGATTTTTCTGTTTTTTTCTTAGTTAAAACATTACTACTAAGTTCACTTCTTTCACTAGTATCCGTTCCCGCATTTTTTAAATTAGTTTCAAGGGTATGTGTTGTTCTTTTTTTTACTTCCTCTGTATCAGTAGGTTTAGCTGGACCTGTGCTAATCGGCGCTTGAAAATAACGCTTCATAAAACTTTTACTTGAAAATATACTCATGATTTTTATTTTTATTCGTTTTTGTGTGCGGGTTTTTCCCACGGTAAGTTTTCATTTGCTTCGTCAATTTTTGAGCGAAGATATTTTTTTCCTTTCCAATAAAAGGCTTCATCATCATAATCTAACTCTCCTTTACGAAATTGAATAGCATGAACTAATTCATGATTGTAAGTTTCTTCAATTTGTTTTGGATCAGTCATGTCTTTATTCAATAAAATATTTCCTCTTTTATCTGCTCTACCTAATACACCTTCTTCTAAAGGAATATTTACTACAGGTGTAGGAAATTTGTCAAAAGGTGGAGTTAGTTTAAAGCTCATTTTTTTGGAAACATTTGATTTAATGAATTTTTTCGTTGTTCACAGCCACAGGGTATATTTAAACCCTGTGAAACTGTGTCAACTAGTTTTTTGATACCTGTTGATTTGGTGATTTTTTCAATATCATCACCTAAACCTCTAGATTTCATAATCTTAATTATCTGCCCAAGCAGTAAATTGAACAAACGTTAAAGCTTGTCCTGTACCACTAACAGTCGCAGGAATACCTCCAACTAATGATACCCCACCTGATGGTTTTGCAGCCCATGCATCCATAAATGCATCAACAACGCTATAACCAGTAGCAGCTGTACCATGAGTGAATGTAATTACATCAGAAGCAGCAACTCCAGTATCTACAATAATAGATGTAGTAGTTGTTAAGTTAGCTCCCGCATTGTCACCTGGTCTAATAAGAACGATGTCATCCATATTTATTAAAAAATATGATTGAGCATTAATAGCAGTACTAAACTGCACTTTTAATAATCCCATGATAATAGTTTTAAAATGTTAATAAATAATTAATTGGTATACTCTTAAAGGTATATGGTATTATAAGGTTATATTTTTGCTTTTTTAACTTTTCTTCTTTTTATTTTTTTCAATTTTATCTTTTTGTCTTTGAATTCTATTTTTCTTTCTTTGAGTTATAATTGAATCTGTAGTGTCTTTAAGTTTTCTTTCGTGTTTTTTTATTCTCTTTTCGCTTCTTTTTATTCTTTTATCTGCTCTTTTAGCTTTTCTTTCGCTTTGTTTTTGCTTACGACCTTCTTTTTTAAGTGCTTTTCCTGCTTTGATTTTATCTTCACCAGATTCTTTTTCTGCAGTTAATACGCTTGGTGTACCGGCACGAGCAGGTTGTTTTTCTCCTTTTGTTTTTTTAGATGTTTCTTTAGGAGAATATAATTTACCTTCTTCTCCTGGGATTCTTGAAGATAATATTTTATTACTACCACTTCCAATAATTCGTACTATTTGTTTTTCTTCATTTTCTTTACTTTGTTTTTTTACTTCTGGATCTGGATCTGCTGGACCTCCTGATTTTTCTGGTCCTAAACCAGCTTTTTTATCTCCAGCCAAAATTTGACCTTCTATTTTTCCGAGTTTAAATTTTTCTGCGAAATATTTACCTCCTCCTGATATTATACCCATAATTTCTAAATTTTATGCATGTGTTTTGAGATAAAAGATTTATCAGCTTTAATATCTCCAGCTAATTTAGAGATGTGTTTTTCATCAGCTGTTTGATTAATGTCTTTGTATTTACCTCCTTTTTTTTGATCGTCTAAAACATCTCTTTTTAGATAATCGATGTGTGCTTTGTCATCTTTAATGGCAGCGTGCACATTGCCTTTTGTAATTTTTGTTCCTTTTCCCATGATTTTTTTTTATTTTTTTGGTTTTAAAACTGGCCATTCTTTATAAACACATTTTTTAATACCCATTGGATTTGGAGCATTATGTGCTAGTTTAATAGCTGATTTTCCTCTTTTTAAAGTTCCTACAGGATATGTTCCTTTAGGAGCTCCACCTGCTGGTCCACAAAATGGTCCTTCAGATGAGTCGTATTTACCAGCGTTACTACCACCTGGTTTTTCGTCGTTTTTTGTAGATCCTACTTTCTTAGCTGGACCTAATGGATTGTTTGTTTGATTGTATGCCATAATATTTTATTTTTCTGGAAATGTAGGTTGATATAATCTACTAACTAACTTTTGCGCTACATTTTTTGGGTTTAATATTGTTTTAATAGCTTTTCCAGGATTTTTTTTAAAATCACTAGTAGTAACTGGTTTAGGTGGTGTCTTAAGACTTTCAAAGAATGTTTTTCCTTTTTGTAATAAACCCCTACTTTTAGGTATCATAGGATCATTTTCCGGATGCTGTTGTGTTATCATAATATTAATCTAATGCAAGTAAACTACCAATTCCACCAGCTACAGCATTTACTTGTACTACTGATACTGGTAAAACAAATCCTTGAGCAGGATTGGTAAAGGTTAATTGCTTGTTATCTATTGTTGTTACTGTAATAGAAGGTAATTCTGTATAAGAGAACGTTAATATAGACGCATCTGCTATACCACCTCCTGGTACGTTTGTTACTAATTCTAAAGAAACAGTACTATTAATACTATCAACTAATCCAAGTGAAACACCATCATCATAAGCTGTCATACCAGCTTTAACATATGGATTGCTTACTTTCCAAGTTACAGTTTTTTGAGCTCCTGCTGCTGCATTAGCAGTGGCACTAGTTATGCTTCCAAAATCATTTTGTTGTAAAGGAGATTCCCCTATAAATAAGTTATATTCTTTCCAACTTGATTGATTAATAGCAGAATAAGTTATAGTAGCGTTTAAAGCTACTGTTACGTCTGCACTAAGTGTAAAGTTTTTACCATCTCCACTTGATCTTAATATAGTAACTGGATAACCACTTGCGGTTATGGCTGGAAAACCAGTTCCAGTTACAATCATACCTACTTTAATATCAAAATTAGCTGTTGCTAAAACTAGCGCTGAACTAGTTGTCATAGCAGCATTAGTAGTTGATGTAGTAGAATAAGCAACTTTAGCGGTGCCATCTACTAAATTTGTAGCACTCACAGCGGGTACAATACCTCCTTTATATGCTTCGGTGTAGTAATTTCTAATCATTTTTTTTCTTTTTTTATATTACTGAATAAGTTGTTTTACCGTTAATTTTTGAAGCTTTTAACAGTCTTCTTCTGTTTGCATCTTCAGAAACGTAACTTACATGAACCCAATTTGGATTCTCGTCCGTTCCGAATTCCCAAATGATTTGATCATAATCTAAGTTATTTTTAATATAATCAAACATTTCTGCGTTTGTTTTATAACCATAATTATCATCTAAATCAAGAGCACAACCGATACAATGTTGTGATGAGGTACTTCCGCCGATAGCGGAGTTAAGTTTTGGTGAGCGATAGAAACTATTAATTGCAATTGGACCTCCAACCCATTCTCTGAGAGGTTCAAATACTTTTTCTGCAATAGTTTTCATTCTAATTAAATCTAATTCACTAGGAGTATTATCAATACCTAATCTAGTGGCTGTATGAGATTTAATACCTTCTTTAAGCGATATATGTTTACTTATTCTATCACTCATTTTATGTAGTATTATTTTGCAATAGAACTAATAGGACCAGCTTTATATGGAGTATCAGCTTTTAATACTTGCATACAATCTTTACCATATCTTGA